TACGGCTTGTTTAGTGGCTTCTGTGGTCATGGTTTCTCAGGCCAAGTGATGTCATGGGGAAAACCTGCTTGGGCAGGCACATCTCTGAGTCCTTGGCGATAGACTTCCCAAACACCGGGGATGTTCTGGTTTAACTCTAGATTCTTAATGACTACCCAGTCACATTCTGCCAGTTTGCCATCACGAGTGGCTCTGACTGCCTTTGCCTGTTCAGCGTCTTTAGCGGCCTTAGTCTCATCGTCCATCTCGGAGATAGACCATTTCCACAGCCAACGACCCTGTGCATCCTGCTCAACACCGTCTTTGTAAGCAGTTTGGTAGCGGGTGGTAGTAGGTGTCGGTGACTCAAATACTGGGTCTAGTCCAAGTTCCTCTACCAATGCAGGTGTCCATTGGCTAGGGAAAGAGGTGTTGGGGTACATCGACCTTACTTCGCCTTGGGATTTGATTTCTCCCGTTGACTTGACTCTATACATGATTACTCCTTATGCAATTGCTAGATAAATATAAGTGCCGGTATTGACGTTGGCGTTGTTTGTTGTTTGGTTTACTGTGAAACTGGTGGAAGAAATATCTACCCAATCCTCGTTTGTAACTTCTGCATCTGCGGTATTAAGTTCAAGGTAAGGGTCGTTACCAGCAACAAGACCACGAGCAGAGTCACTCACAATCCAATCGCCAGTAGAGTCAGTCCTTTTTACAAGGATGAATCGGGGTTGGAAGTCTGTGGTTACTGTTACAGAAGAACCGTTGCCTGTGTAGGAACCTACTTTGCTAACACCGGATAGTGAGGCAAATAGGTAGGCAACATAAGTGCCGCCAGAAGCATTAACTGCACTATTAGTTCCAACCGAAAATACAGTTGATGTTGGAGCAACATAACTTGTTCCGTTTCCAAAATATGATGAATTTGGAGGATCTCCACTAAATGTTCCGTTTAGCGTTGCTTGAGTTGGGATATTTGCTTGTAAAACAGGCCAATCTTCAGCACTATTTCTGCGTTTTAAAATTACCAACTCAGGTGCAACACCTAAGTTATGGCTGACTGTTGTAGCAGAACCAGTGCCTGTATAGCAGACCACATCAAAGAAGCCTGGGGCGCGTTTAAAAAATTGATAGGCATAGTTTGAACTAGAATAATTTATGTTGCTTCTAGTTGCATCAGTTCCTAATCGTATTCCGTCCATTGAATCCCAACCAACAACACCATCTGTGCCTTCTAAAGCATATAATCCACGCAATCTGTCATATATTGTTCCATTAGTCCCAACAGCAGCGTTGCGTTCTAAAGACAAAAGTAAATCTGATGCAAACCCAACTCCAGTTACAGTAGCAGCAGCGCCTGTTCCAGTTCTTGTAATTGCTTTATAAACACTCGTCCCACTCGTAGGAGTTTTCATCGGCCCACGGCGTATGGCGATGTAGATGTAGGTGTCTGTTGAATTTCCATTCCAAGGGGAATATCCAACATCTAAAGAAAATCCAGTTGATAAAAGTTTTATTGCATTTGAACCAGATGTAGTTTCAGCATCGCTTAAGTTAGGATATAAAAATTTTGCGCCAGACCCATTAGTTAAGCCACGCATATTGTCTATAACAAACCAATTACCAGTATTTGCAGAACTTTTTACCAATAGCCATTGAGGTTCGTATCCAAGATTTACTGTTGCCGCGTAACTAGAAGTAGTAAACGACCCACACGAAATCACATTCTGATCGCCAGCAAGACCAAAGCCGCCAGCGTTGTGGGCGAAGAGGTAGGCTACGTAGGTGTCACCAGAATTGTTTACACTTATATTTGAACTTACGGTAAATGTTGTGCTAGTTGGAGCAACATAAGTAGATGTTGAAGAGTTTCCCCAAACTGCTCCATCATCTGGAGATGTTGCAGCATCAGTTGATGCTAATTTTAATCTTCCATTTCCACCATTAATGCTTCTATGCCAAACAAACCAAGTTGTGCCACCTGTGCTAGAACATTTAACAATAATGCAACCGGGAGTAGAACCTAGCGAGTGATTTATTGCGCGGGATTGTGTGCCATCACCAGTATAAGTAACTACATCAAAAAACTTCTCTGCTTTGCGGAAGGTCCAGGATACCCATGTATCATCTGTATTAAAATCAGACACATTTAATGTGTATCCAGTAGAACTATATGCGGTTACGTCCCTTCCCGAATCTATTGCTTCTGCAAGAGCATTGTTTGTATTTAAGTTATAACCAAGAGTTCTAGCCGTATCAAATAACCTATGACTATCTGTTCCTGGGCCACGATTCTTTAGCCAAACCAACCCACCATCACCAGATAAATCAATGTTATTTGTTACTGTCTGAGAAGAACTGTTGCCAACAAAAAGATCTGTTGAAAAAACATCCTCAACATACTCTTTAGGTGCGCCAGCAGTACCGGCTAATGCTTTTCTTGCGAGCATGGTTATTCCTTAAGCGTTGCCAACACGAGCGCCATAGACCTGTGTAGATACTTTCCACAGTACGATTACGGTGTAGCCAGAAGTATTCAGCGTAGGTGCAGAACCGCTGTCGGTTTTCCACACCACGCCAGAGCCACCAAATGTGCTGTCAGTCCAGGTCAGCGTGTAGGCTGTGCCGTCATCAACCATCAGCGTTACAGACTCGCCAGCGGCAAAGTTAGTAGCCTTTGGAGTACGGCTTGCACCGAGGGTAATTAGTTGGATAGAGCCATTGCCGGGGTCGATCTCAAATGCAGCGCCATCAGAGATGGTGTAGACATCTTCAAGGATTGCGCCGGTGATGGTAGGATCAGTCAGCGCAGCAGCACTAGCAGACAGTTTAGTAACTACTGTAGATCCGGTACCTTTAGGCGTAATGTTAATATCAATGTTTGTATCGCCACCAGTAGCAGACAGAGTAGGACCAGCGCCAGTAGCGGCGTTAGCAACAGTAAATTCGTTTACTGCTGATCCAGTTGCTGTAATCTTAAATACTTCGTTGTTATTAGTATCGTTGATACCAGTAACAATCTTAGGACTGGTGACAGTAAACGTAGACGGATTAGTACCAATCTCAACTACGTTGCCGCCACTGTCTTTAGTATACAGTCGCTTGTCTGCAGTATTAACTGCTAGTTCTGCGCCACCAGCAGCGTTGGTTAAGTCACCTGCGCCTGGAGCGCCAGTGGTATCTTTTTTCTTGGTAAGAATTGTCGCCATAGTATAGTCTCCAGTTAGGCGTAAGTTCCACCACTAATGGTGGATGAAGATGTTAAGAATACGTTTTGTAGTTCAGCGTAGGTAATCTTTTTGCTTTTGTCAGCCGCAACAGACTCGCTGATGTCTACAACATAAAATAAGTCACCAGAGGCTAAGTTAGAGCCTGTCAGTGCTGTTAAATCTGATACTTTTTTATCTGCCATTTTAGCCCTCTAGTAAGAGTAGTTCTCCGCTTTCGATAAGAAGGTTATCACCGTCTTCTAGCGATAGATTATCGTATAAGAAATCTCCAAGTTTGTATACAGGAATAAAACCATCAGAGGAAATAAACCAACGCTTAGTTGCTGCAGCGTCTTCATAGACACGAATATAGTCTTTCCCTGCCTGAAGTCCTGAAACATCAAACAATTGGCTCACCATCAGTGTGCCATTATTGTTATAAGAATTTATTACATCTGTATCTGGAGATGATTTGACAGGAATGTAGTCAACCCACCGAGTTAAACCAGTAGTGTCTGTGATGACGTACACAACCATCGCTGTCTTGCCATTAGAAGCGGCATATACGGATGGAAATGTTTGAGGAACCATAGTATCTCCTATGTTTTCTTTAACATCCTCGTTGAAGACGCTAAAGAAAAGCCCCTTGTGAGGGCAAAACCGTTAGGTTTTAGAAGTTCGGACGACCAATCAAAAGTTTGATGGTTGTTTCAGCCAGATTAACCGTACCTGCTGTGATGTTATTAAACACAACAGTTACTACGTTAGCAGCAGAAACATAAGCCGTAACTTGCATACCAGCAGCATCTACACCCAAAGAACATCCGATAATCATGTCGCCTAGCGCAACGCCAGGAACAGCAACGGTGTCAATGTCGTTAGTGCCGGTTGAAAGGCTGTCTGCATTGATAGTGGCACGAACTTCAAATACCTTCTCAAACACGCCTTGAAACTGCTCTCGTCCTTCTTTTGCTACAACAACCGCAGTTGCATTTGCCATAATTATCTCCTATTTAGTTAAGAAGACCCCACCGAAGTGGGGCCGTATCACAATTAACCAGGGATAATCAGAGCAACAGCAGAGGTGTCACGCAGTTCGCCAACGCCATACAGCGTGTCGGCGGTGAGCAGCGTAGCCAGATACTCTTGCTTGTACTGGGTCTGAACACGAACACCCAACTGCTCAACAAGCACACCAAACTCAGGGTGGGCCATCAAGCAGACACGGGGATTAACGTCACCAGTGCCAGCAGTCGTGGCGGTGTC